CTCGCCTCTTGCGGAGGTCGGATATCGTGCGGTCTATAGAAAAAACATTTTCTCCGATAGTTTGGCTTTTGGTCATTGGAGACTAGCTCCTATCGCCTCTTCCTTGCCGGCGGAATGACCTCAAAGCGACACTTGACGCCATCCTGCTCTAGCGCATGGACCAAGGCATTCGCTTCTTCCACATCCGCTGTCTTCAACAGGACTCGGATATCGTTCCTGCCGTCAGGCTGTTTCTCGACTATGGAGACTTCGTAGAGCATTGAGGGGGATATAGCGCGGGGAAGGTTGGGTAGGAAGTGAGGGCGGCTCCGGCATATTTTGCCCCGACAGCCGGAACGCTGAGACCAGAGCGGGCAACTTAATCCCGTTGTAGTCCGGGGAGCTGGTAGCGAAATCGCCGCCGCCTTACCTGAAGCTCGGGAATCGAACCCGATCTGGCTTTATCATCCAGGGAGGCGAAGCTCCCAACCGTGAGGGTGCCGTGCTGCCGTTACACTAGCTTCATTGCCGACAGTAGAGCACAAATAACTTGATGAATCAACAGCTTGTGATATAATTGGCGGCATGAAAAACACGCCATTTCACTGTGAAGAATGCGTTGAGGGATTGCAGGCCGACGGTGAGACGCCTTGTCCATGCCAATGGGATGATCTCCCGATGCGAGTGCGAAATCTCAAGCGTGATCTTCAGGAGAGAGATGCCAAGCTTGGACACGCCATGAGGCATCTCGGGAATGTGCTTCAGCTGCTTGCAGAACTGCATACCGATGACCGCTGCAAGGCATTAGATAGCGCATTGGCGTTCTATAATGCCCACAATCCTACAGCGATCATCGACCCAGTTGAAGGATACGAATCTAGGCTGGTCATCCGCCATATAGGAATGATTGGATGACAAAACCAAAGACATCGGAGCGCCTTTTGCAGGCGCTTAAAGAAGCAGTCGAATGGACGTGCACTTTAAGCCCAGAAGAGGCTGCAGCGCTGGAAGAGGTCCAGCGAGAAAGCTGGGTGCGCTCAATCGTTGGGGACTGTCCCTTAAGCCACCGGATGATAAACGGCGTTCGCGTATACGGGCCTTGGCCGCCCGTCAACTCTTAGACGTTTTCCGCGATCTGCTTATAACGCTCCTGCTGTAGGCGCCTCACCGCTTCTCTCCTCCAGAACAGCCTTGTCACCTCATCCTCAGCGGCAAACACTGCTCCTGGGTTCTGAAGCGAGAAAAGCCAGCGCGCTAGTTCGCTGATCTGGGCGTAGGTCACTTCTTCCGAGTTGGTATTGACCATCTCACAGCACTCGATGCATTGAGACCAAGTTCAAGCGTTTCGATGGCGCTCAGCTCGCACACCCGCACGCCATCAACGATCAGTTCATAGACAGGCACGTCGCCGCGCATATCGACAGCGATGTAGGCTTTTCTGGTCATCGCCGCCTCCAGGCCAGGAATTCGGCGCCTTCTTCGACATCAGCGAATAGTTGCGTCTTGCCGGTTTGAGGATCGATCACGGCCAGTACGGCGGCGCCTCGATTGGACTGAGCGAATCCGTTGGTCGTTTCGTAAAGGCCGCCAAGTTTGTACCCCGAAACCTGAGCAAGCCATGCATGGGCCTTCTTCTCTGGGAACTCGATATCGAACAGGCCGAAATTGTGGGTGTGCCCGGTCAGAAAGATATCAGCCAACTCACCAAATTTGGCATCCCGTAACGTACCATGCGTAGGGTTATAGATCGAGCTGCCCTTCCGCCCGTGGGAGGCATCGATGCGCACTTCCTTGCCGCTCTTGTGGATAAGGCGAAATTGCGCGCGCCAGTCGATCACCGGTACGTAATTCGCGCCCAGCTCCTTGTAGAACTCAGCGTTGTTCCACTGGTCATGGTTCCCTAGAAGAAAAATCAACCAACTGATGCCAGCTTCGAACATAAACCATTTCGCCAGCCGGCGCTCTGTCTTGTGGGAAATGTCGTTCTCGGCCCACAGCTTCGCCATGCGGCCAGACCACGGCCAGGAATCCGTTGCGTCGCCAATGTTGCCGGCATAGACTCCCGGTTGTCGCGCGATGGCGATATGCCGCTCCAGCAAATCCCATCGGCAGTTGACGCCGAGGTGTGGGTCACCAAAAATCAGGAAGCCATATGGCTTGTCTTCCTTGACCTTGATTGGGAACCATGTTCGAGCGTTGATCGCCTTCTGCTTGCGCTCGTTAGCCTTGCGAAGCCGGTAGAGAATTTCGTCTATCGGCTCCTCTTCGTCACCATGAAGGAAGCCGGGAAGCTCTATCGCTTCGTCTTTTTCGGCTTTAATGCCGGCGCGCTCAGCCGCTCCAAGCCGTCCCTTCAACGTGGTGACGGGTATTCCTAGCGCCCTGGCAGCGGCAGCTCTGGAGCCATGCTCCAAGACCGCGCGCTGCATCGCGCGCAATTCCTCGTCGTCCGTGGGAATCCCCATGCGGTTCGGTCCTGTGTTGTTGAAGGGATAATCAGAACGGCGCGGCAGCGGGCGCCTCGGCTGGCTTCACGACTTCGGGCGGCCGGTTGACGCCAACAGTCATTTCGCCATCGCCGCCGAAAGTGGCTTGCGGCTGGCCGCCCTCGGCATGCGCATCATCTTGCGCATTCTGAACGTCGGAGGCGCCCTTGTCGGTGTATGGCAGCGTGTAGAACGTCGCGACGCCATCGGCGCCCTTCAGGAGGACTTTGATGTAGACGTTCTTTTTGATGTCGGCGCCGAGGATGAGGTAATTACCATGCGCCGGGCGGAATGGCGTTGGCTGCCCGAGGGGGACATAGACAGCCCATGCGGCAAGTGCGGCCACAGCAGGTAGGGAAAGGACCGCCAGACGGCGGGAGGACATCCAGGCGAACACCGCAAGCACCACAACGAGGATCAGCCACACGGTCGCGATCATGGCCTAGCCTCCGATATAGAGCGGCTTGAAGATGTTGTTGATCGATCCGGGAATAATCTCGCCGTTTCCATCAACTGTGAACCGCATGACAGTTCTTTCCTGCCGGTTCGCAATGGGAAGATCGAACTTGTAGACAGCCATCGACCCGGCGTCCTTGCCGATGCCGATTTCGACATGGACCAAGGTTGTTTCGCTCACCGAAAATCCGAAAATGTTGAAGGTGTACTCGCCGGCTGGAAGATCGCGCCCGACCATGTTTTCGCAGTTGGCGGGCGCATTGCCTTCGGTGTCGCCGAGATTGTCTCTGAGAAGAGTTAGAACCTTGCCGGTTCGATGGTTGAAAAAGACCGGCTTATCCTCTCCAGGTGCAAGCCCATGCGTGTCAATGTCGATAGGCTTATGCGGCCAACAAACAATGACCGATATCTGCCCGGCAGGACGGATGTTATCCGTTACCGGTTTTGTCGGCGGGTTGATGTTGGGGAGAGCAAATAGGACAACGGCTGAGACAGCCGCCGCGAAGGCCAACAGCACATCGCGGTAGCCGATGGAACTGGCCTTCTCTCCGGTTCTCAAGAGGAAATATCCTCATTGTGGAGAGCCGTCGCCATTTCGAGCAGGCGATTGTTCCAGATAGTCCACAGAGCTGTGGAGGAGCCGGCAAGGGTGGCGCCAGCAAGGAGCGTGACGCCGGTCAGAGCATGAACGCCGGCATCCTTGACGCCTTCTGGGGTGGCGAGCGTGTCCTTGCTGATCCCGGTGAAAGCGTGGACGATGCCAAGTGCGGAGCCGATTAGCCCGAGAAGCACCAGCGATTCGATTACGTCGGCAATCGGGCTATTGAGAATTGCGGCTTTGCGCCCTTCCCTCTGCGCTGCCTTGGATATCTGCTTGGGAAGTCGCTGGATGGCCCGAGCCCGGCGGAATGTGTAGAGAACACCCGCCAGAAACGCCGCGATGATGGCGGTCGTGATATGATATGGATCAGCACCCGCGACCATGGCGAAGATGCCCATCCACCAGGCCCATACCATGACGCATGAGCCGATGAAGTTGACGACGAAAAGCTTGAGGGTAAGGCTCACGTCGGGTCTCCCTTGCCAGGAGCGACATCGACCCAATTCGTACCGACGCCAACAATGCAGCTCTTCCCGCTCACGCTGACGATGACCAGCGTCCAACTTGCTCCATCGGGAGTAGCGAACAATGTGTAGGCCGCCTTGCCCTCAGCGGTCAGGCCAACACCTGTCGGCACCTCGTGGAACTTCTCCATCAGCGCTGTTCGGAGGGTTTTGTAATCCGTGCATTGGGGTTCGGCCTTGGCTGGCGTTAGAGCCATGACGATGCAAAGGACGAAGAAGGCACACAGGACACAGAACGCAATTCGCACTCGGGGAGTCATACCCACGGCGATATCCTTTCGAGGGAGGGAGGTAGTCTTACGGAGAGCCTTTGAAGGCGAGCCAGAGCAGCCCGAGCGCGCCAGCAACCAAGATGCCAACCGCCGTTACGAGGCCCTGTTGCTTGACCGTCTGCACGCTTTCGCGCCACGCCCTTAGGTGGGCCATGTCCTTCTGAAGCTCGACGGGATCGGTCGTGTCGATGCCGAGCGTCAGGAGAGTTTCGGCCACCGCCTCGGCGACAATCTTCTTGACTTCGTGCTCAGTCATTTCAGCCTCCGATGATGGAGGCTGCTTTCGCCAGCGCTCCATGGCGCTTAGCGCAGATGAGAAGGGACTTGCGATCGGCCGCCCACAACCTCGCCACGTCCGCTTCCGTCAGATCCCGCTCGGGAATGGTGACGACGCCAGGACAGGCTTGCTTGAGCGATTGCGGAATTTTGGCAGTGGCAGGCGGCAACACCGAATGGCGGTCGAAGCAAGCGCAGCCGGAGAGCATCAGAACAGCGCACAAGAGCAGGGTTCTCATCGTCCTACTCCGTTTAAGGCTTTCGCGACACCCTTGGACATTGCTGGCTTCTGGTCCGCGCCATCGGCGTGGATTGCCGTTTCCAGGGCTTCTTGGGTGTTGGCTAGTTGGCTTTCGAGCGCAGCGTTCTCCGCCTCAATCTGGTCGATCTTGGCCTGGTCTTGCGCTATCTTTTGAGCCTGTTTAGCGAGGTCGCGCTTGCGCTGCTCTTCCCATGTGATGCGCTCATGCGAGGCGCCAGCGTCGTAACCTTGCGAATATTTGTGGTGCCCGTAGCTCCACAGAGCCCCGCCAGCGAGCGCGGCGATCACCGCGTAGGCAACCACCGCAGAAAGCAGCGAGGACAGCCCTGTGGCCCGTCCTATCCAGAGGATCAAAGCGGCCATAGCAGGATCAACCCAATGAGAGCGACGATACCGACGAGGAACAGGCCGATCTCTGCGGCGTACTCATCGATGAGCAGGGCTAAGACGGATTTGAGGTTTTCCATCAGAGCCCCCGCAAGCACAGGGCGCGCTCAGCCTGCCGGCGCTTCGTCAAACCGGGAAGGCGAAACCCGCCAGCCTTGTCCCATTGGAGCAGTGCGTCGCAGGCGCCGCGAATGTCGCCAGCGTTAGCCTTGCGAGCCATGGACGATTTGCAGAACGCTCCCGTGCCGATGTTGTAGGAAGCGCTGAGGAAGGCTGCGTAGGCATTGTCGGGAATCGTGTCGGGCGAGGCGAGGCACTTGCGCATGCCCGTCTCGAACTCGGCCAGCCGAGAGATGAGCATGTCCTTGCATTCGGCTGGCGTCTTGTGGTCGCCCATCTTAACGCCACGGGTTTCGCCAAAGCATATCGTCGGGATGCCCACTGGATCACGATAGGCGTAGGTTCTCAGTCCCTCGAATCCAGACACAAGTGCGACGACGGAGGCGGCAAGCGCCCCGCCTTTTTTCACGCGGCTCATTGAGTTTCCTCGTTGAATCTGTTAGATAATTTGAGAGGCTAGACGACAGAGCGGGTTCCGGGCCTGCCGGCATCGAGACAAACCGTTACCCGCGCCAGAGGGCGTTAGGGGATCTGGTGCCTCCACTCTCCTCAATCGTCCAGGTAGATGTGCCCGATACCAGAGGCGATGAGCAGCACGGTGCCCAGACTGGCGTAGACGGCTGGCGGGATCGGCAGGAGGTTCTCGAACGCGAACCACATCTGCGAAACGGCGTCGAGGATGAGCATCAGGATGCCGAGCCAGCCGCAATGAAGCCTGACGCGGCGGGCGAGAGACTTGCGGCGCATCAACGCGTGTCTTCGTGCCGAGCGCGGAAATACTGGCGTAGATCGTCCCTCAGCCCTCTCCGGCGAGCGTCATGAGGATGAGCCAACCGCAAAACGCCGCGTGCATCATAATGCACATCAGAATGCGGATTGAACTGGTGCTTCACCAGGATCTCACGGCGGCCCTGGTATTTTCTATTGACCTTGTGGCCGTGGAAGTGATGGACGATGGTTCCGGGGACATAGCCGATGTTGCGGGCGATATGACGCTCTGCCCGAGCTTCCCATTCCTTCACCATTGCCCGATAGTTTGGATGGCAGTCCCGCCCCAGATCGCGGCGATAGCGCATTGAGAAATCAGCTTTCCCGATCAGGGCACAGGCCATGTGGAAATCAGCGGAGCCGAGGATGGCCCTGTCCAGCATTCCTCCAAGGCAATCCCAAGCCTCGACAGTGAAAGCCCAGCAATAGCCGGGATGCCAGAACGGCCCTCCCCCATCATAAGGACCACACTTTTCCCAGCCGCCGAACCTGTTCTTTGGGCCGAGTTCAAAGCCCTTGATATAGCAATGAGCAAACCCCCTTTGGCGTTCGTGGAACTCATGATCGGGGCCGGTGTCGATCACATCGCCGAAGGGCTGGACGACTGCCCTCGCCTGGAGTTCCGATAGCGTCTCGGTTGCCCAATCATCCCGGAGGAAGTGGATATCGCCGTCACACCACATCAGGAACTTGGCGCCGGCCTGGATGGCGTGCTGGGCGCCGATGTTGATGAGGTTTTCCTTCACCCACAGTTCATCGTCACAACGAACATGGATATGGTTCGGATGACACCTATCCACAATCGATGGCTCGTGTAGTCCGCTCGTCGCCTCAACAATCCAGTGCGTCACCCCATATCGCTTCATGCGTTCGGTGAATTCTCGGAACAGCCTGACGCGCGTCTTATAACGGGCAGGATTCGAGATCACCGAAATGACGTGGAGTTCGGCGGCGGGGAGCGGCGTCAGCATTTAGACTATCCAGCTTTAAGGGTTGGACGCGGGCAGCGGATATATATTCCGATATATTGTTGGTTGCGGGATGCAGACCTTTGGCCGGTCCCGCCTCGGCCTCTTGGCGATACGGTTAACCGGCCGGATTCCAGCGAAAATTCAGCAACTTATCCGCGAGCAACTGTCGCCGCGCAGTCCATCGCGGTTAACAAATTGCTAAAATTCCTTTGACACCAAAGGCCTGGCAGTCTCAGGATCGCCTTCGGGACTGGGGGATGAGCAATCTTTAGGAGCACCTCTGTCCGGGTTTAGTAAGGGGTAACAGGGGATTTCCCATGAAGAAGCTTCTCAACATCTCGAAGCAGTTCCGCGACGATGAAGACGGCGCTGCTATGGTCGAATATTCTATCCTCATCGGCATCATCGCAGTCGCGGCAATCGGCGTCATTATTGGCATTGGTGGTTGGGTCACGGGCCGCTTCGCAGGTCTTTGCGCCGCCATGGACGCGACCATCGGCTCTTGCCAGTCTGGATCCGGTAGCTAATACTATTTGTGCGCCGAAGAACCCGCGGCGCATGCGGCAGTAAACGCCTCGGGGTTTTCATGAGCTTGCCTTGAGGGGATACTGTCGGCCTAAGAGGAGCCGGTGTCATCGCGCCGGCTCCTTTTCTTATTGGAACGACATGGCTGCGATTTCCAAGACATCGCCGGTGGCGTTTGCCGTGAAATCCCGCGTGGTGTTGTTCTCGGTTGTGGAGATTGATAGCAGATTCATTGCGCCGCTCTGGTCGTTGATCAGATCGGTAAGATCGTGGACGGGAGTATCGACACCAGTCCACGAATACGAGTCCAACTGCGGAGTGGCAGTGCGGCCGGAGTCGACCAGGATCAGGGCCAGTCCTTGTGTCTTCACTTCTAGATCGGTCAGGGTTGCCGTACCGCCGCCAGTTGGGCCGGTGGATACGGTGTCGACGGGCGTGCTACTGACAGGAAACAGCCTATAGGTGGCAATCGCGCAGTTCTGCGTACCGTTGTTGAAGGTGACCACGAAGTTCGCCGTCGTCCCAGATGGCTCCACGATATAGAACCAGGCTATTGTGCCTTGGCCCGATGTGCCGCCAGTGATAAACGGCCCGGCCGTCATGGCATTGCCGTTGCATGTGACGCTCGAAACAGACCTCGGCGTCCCGACGCTGGTGGGTCGGGTTTGAACTGCCAGAGCGATGACACGGCCCGATCCTGCCGCACCCACGTTCTTGCTGTTGAATGTGTAAGTCGTCAGGTTCGAGGCGTCGGACGCCGATCCCTCGTAGCTATAGACCATAGCAGGCGAGCCGGAACCGCCAGCGCCGCCAAAAAAGCCTCCCGTGCCCAGAAGCATTAGCTTGCCGTTCCCTTCAGGGTGGCCGCTATGTTTGCAGCTGTGGCATCGGCAGGCGAATTGGCGGGGGCATAAAACTCAATCCGATGCCCAGCGGAGACGGTCTTCGCCGTGCCGCTCAATGTCGTGAAGGTGAACACGCCTCCAGTCGAGATCGATATCGTTCCGATCGAGGCGCCATTGTCCTGAACATCGATCGCGTAAGTGCTCGTCGGGTTCGTCCCGATGTGGCCAGCAGACCCTGAGAAGTTCGCCAGGAAGGCCACATCCCTGGTGACGACAATCTTGCCGATCAACTGGCCGGCAGTCGGTGAGCCTGAGAAGCTTAGAGGAATGTCATAAGGAGGATCGCCCCACACCGGCGCGGCGCCGCCCAAAGACTTGAGGAACTGCCCGCTGGTTCCTGGCGGAACCTTCACCCATCCTGCAGGTGAATTGCTATCGTAGGCCAGGATATTGCCGGACGCGGCGCCCGAAAACGCATCAACCGACATGATGGTGCCGGAGCCGGAAACGGTAATGTCGCCATAATCTCCGTCAGCCAATGCACCGCCGCTTGTCGCGACTGTTGCACCGTAGAGACCAGGAGACGAACCGTTCGTATACCCGATGAAGAAGCCGCCAGCAGCAACAGCTTTAGTAAGCGCCGTCTCTGGCGAATTGCCGTCCGTGCTCTTAAGCGTCACTGTGTACGTGGCATCGGAGTTGTGGAAAATGAAGGGACGTTTCACGGCCGGCAATATAAGGGTTCTGGCCGCTGCCAGCGCGGCCGCCGGCTTGAAGACCATAGCCGAGCGAAATTGCGTCGCGGTTAGCGTCACATTGCCGGCCGAAAAGTCCACACCAGTTCCGCCGTAGATGTCGGACAAGGCGTTGGCCAGTTGCGTGAGGCCATCGTTGGACGTTTGCCATTGCCCATCGGACTGGCCGTCAGCGATGAGGGACAGGTTCAGATCATTCATGGAGTGTTCCTAGAGATCGATCGTCGCTTCTCGCGTCGGGCAGATCACGCCCGTTCCAGACACCTGACGGATGTCATATGTCAGTTGCATTCCGCTGGTTCGGAGCGAACCGAAATCGGCGATCTGATCACCGCCGGAGTAGTCGTAGAGCGTGGCGTCGTTTACCGTCACCGTCCGCAGTACATTGCCGCTCGGGCCGTCCTTGATCCGGATGACGTATTGCTCAAGAGTCTCCCCGAGAGGCGCCGTATACCCTCCGTCATCGGCCCAGAACGAACCGATGCGGGAGCGCCTGACCCAGGAGAGCCGGACGTCCGATGGACTATCGATCGACGCGTCGAGCTGACAGGGCTTCGGGATTTTCTCGGCCTCACCTGTCACCGTCCTGTAAACCGCCGCTGTTGCGTTGATTGAATCGCCGATACCTACAGCCTTGAAGGAAAACTCCTCGTCCAGGGATGTTATCCCGTAGGTGACGTTTTGAACGTTGTCTTCGGAAAGCCACACGATCAGGTCACCGGCCTGATGGGTTGCGGTATATTCCTCTGAGGACATGCGCCCGCGGCGAAGGCCCTCAAAAGTGAAGGTGTTGTCGCCATTGTTGGTGATGGTCATCACCTGGCAGACTTCCCACCGACCAGGTTGACCGATAGCGAAGAAGTTCGCGCCGTTCATCATCTCCAGGTAGGTGGCTGATGTCAGCAGGCTGGTGTCGCCAGAGATGATCGACAGATCGAGCGTGCGGGTTAGCTCGGTCACATAGGGCAAGTCCCAATCAGGAAGGGCCTCTAGTGCTACCCCAACGATGCCGTTCGTTACCTGACCAGATATTGGCTGGTAAAGTCCAGTAGCGTCCTTCCTGAACAGCGTGGCGCCGCTCCAGTAAGGTTGCCCGGCTGAGGCCAGCACATGATACTGAACGAAGCCAGCGCCGGCCAAATCGTCGGCATCTGCCATCAGCGGGATATCAAGGTGATAATACCGGCTGTCCGGCGTTCCCACAGGCTCGGGTTCGGTCGGCCGTCCAGAGGATCCAGATATTGACACCGACACACTGGACAGAAATTCAGTGCATGTCACATCCACCATATAGTCAGGACGCACCGTGGCTTCGGTGACCCTGGCTGTTATCAGCCTCCCGGCGAAGGTGAATTGAATGATGTCCTCGGGCTCGATGTCACAGAATTTTGCCCGGCACGTCATGGTAAACTCGTGCCGCTCGAGCGCGAGGCGGTTTACCTTCTGGGTGGCGAGTTCCTTGATCGTGTTCGCATCAACGATGATAGGGATGTTGGCCTTGACCGAGTCGTCGGCAGGCGCCACAGGCAGTGGAAGAGACGGGATTTCTCCGAACTGAGCGCGCGTCTGATAGATCGCGTCCGGATCACGATAATTGATCCCGTACCGCGAAATGAATTCTTCCGGGTTATAGCGCTTGGCCTTGATGCTACTGGTCAAGGATATCTCCTGTGGAGGAGATGGTTTGATCGACGACGAAGGCCCCGTCGGTGAGGGCGCGCTTGAACCTGATCTGACCCGAGCGCTCGAGTATCGCGATTGAATAAGGCTCGCACGTTGCCCTGGCGATGTCCCTCGTACCGGCGGTGATGTCGATCACTGCACCCTGAACGAGATCGTCGATATTCTCGGTCGCCACTGCGGAAGATTCATAACCACCGCCGTAGATCATCAAATCTTCCAGGAAGGTCGAGAGCAGCCGACTGGAGCCATCGCCAGCAATCAGCCTTAGACGTTGCGGCTGGCCAGAAATGACGGCCAGCACGGTCTCGGCCTGACCGTCATAGGCGTAGCCGGTACTGGCGCTGGCACCGGTGAAGGAACGTGTCACGCCGGTCTTGAGATCAGTCAGGTAGCTGGTGCCGCCTGCTTCGAAGTAGAAATCCTCAGTCAGGCGCTGGAGATCGGGAGCAAGAAGCTCGCGCGAGCCGCCATTGACCTCAATCTGATAGGGAACCGTCTTTGTATATTCGACCGCGCCCGTTGTCCCATCGACCCGGCTAACAGTGGCGGAATCCGTCCAAACTACGAGATCGCCGTCATCATCCCGTATGGCATAGCGAAGCGGATGCGGCAGAGTTGCAAGCACGCTGGTGCTTTTCAACACGCCTGACGAAGTGAATGTCACCTTCACGAGATCGGCATCGGCGCAAAGATAGAAATCGGCATCGGAGCCGCGCACTTCACCGGGCGTGACGCATTGCACAGTTGTATATCCGCCCCATCCTTCAGCCGACGCATAGGCTAACGTTATTTCGGTCAAGGTCATGAGCAGCGAAAACAGGCTGAGGTCGTCACTGACACCCACCAGAAGTGCTGAGGCGGAAAAATCCACAAGACATCCAGGATCGCCTGAAATCCCCGATGACGGGACGACGCCGGTTACCTCGCTGACGGCTTCTCCTGTCGAGCCGTCAAGCATGACCGCCCTCCATGACCCCAGGCTGGTGAAGGCGCCAAGGTAAACCAGTCGATCGAGCGCGCGGCTATATCGGAAAAGGGCGTAGTAGTTCAAACTGTCAGTGGGCAGATCGAAGGAGAAATATTGGCTGACGGAATAGATCGAATAGAGAAATACATCAGGAGATGAACTGAAACCGTAGAGCTTGCCCTGATCCCAGACCGGGATCATCTGCCCAAAGGCAATCGAACCGCTATAGGTCGTGAAAGCGTCGTAATCATGCGTCGAGGCACCATCTTGGATCCATTCAGCTTCAAAGACAGGCGGCGAGCCAAAGCTCTGGATGTCGAAGTCTGTCAGCACAAGATCGAGATAGCCGCGATGGGCAGAGATATTGGTTGTGCCCTCCTCAGAAACCATCGTCGGATCACGATCCTGTGTGCTCCTGCCATCATAGGCTCGGAATTTCAGTTTCTTGGCGCGGTAGCCTTGAGAGGCATCGTAGATCAAGGTGCCATTGCAATAGAGCTTGCGGAGCGTCCATATGGAGTTGGGAACAAGTGGCCGGGCGAAGCGCAGCCGGCACGACATGAAGCTGGTGGTGGTGGTGATCTGGTCCCACCATTCCGTATGCGTCGAGGTGACGGTGAGGATCGGCGGCACCCAGATATAGGCGGCCGGCAGCCTGCACTTGCCCCAAACAACCGGAATGGTCTGGCCATAGGCGGATGTCGGAAGCGTCGTCTGGATCGGCGAGGCTTCAGGGACATCTGGAGCAGCAGGGGTTGAAGTTTCCCAACCGCTCCAGTGGCCGATATTTCTTCGATTGAAGAAACCGGCCATTACGTTCCCGCTCCGGCAAGGAAGTCACGCCCTGGCAGCAGATGCTCGCCTCGGAAATTAATCGAGTTGGAGAACCGGGTTTTGCATATGGAAAACGTCTTGTCGCATCCAGGTGTAATCTCGAATGTGTCTGTGACAGCGACCGTCCATCGTGCAGTGCCCCAAAGCTGGATATGCGAACCGCTCTGGGTCCATTTGCGAACTTGATTATAGGTCCCGATATTTAGGCCGGAAGTCCACTTCAGAACGCCATTAGTGAACCACTCGTTCACCGCACGGCTCTCGGTTAGCGTGGCTGTGAAGTCGCCATCATCGGTCCTTGTCGCCACAACACCAGAACGCACCCAAGCTTCCTCTGCCGTGAAGACAGCAGTTCCATCGGTCGTTGTTGCTGCCACGGTGTAATTGTAGCTCGGTGCGCTTCCTGCGGTTGTCCCCGCGGTGGAGCACCGGAACATGCGATTGTGATAGTCCCCGCTATCCGGGACGCGGACATAATCACCTACCGCGTAGGCCGTGCTGCGCGCGACATCATCGGGATAGAGTGGCAGATTGCAGAAGCCAGGCCGCTGATCGCCGAGATCTGATCGGCATGAAACCGAAAGCTCCTCAACGGTGATTGTCTTTGCTTGCTGGAGGATGCCGCGAACTTCGAAGGTTGCTATCCGCCCTCTATCATCATAGTTGATCTCGGAGACCTCATATGGGCCGAGTTGCATCCCTCCGTCTGATGGGCTGTTAAAGCTGATGAGAAAGAGGGTAATCTGCATGCCCTCGAAGGTGCCAGCGTAGACATCCTCTTCATCATAGGCATCGGAAATAGCCGTCGGTGCCGTGACCTCTCCATCTGGGACGCTTCCATCCGCCTGGAATTTGAGCGTCGATCCCTTGAAGCTTTTGTCATCAGTCCATGTCTGGGAGTTGAAGGATTGATCCTGTCCAGTGCCCGAGACGCGGATTGTGGTTCCATCCGCAAAGACGAACTGCCCCAGCCATCCAAGGGTATGCGGCGTGGCGGCCAATGCCGCCTTCAAGGCGGAACTCGTCACCCTCATCTCAAGACTTCCATCAAAGTGCAGGAGGCAGAGGCAAAGGGTGTGGCCGTATCTGGGCCTATCGGAAGCGTGATCGGGTTATAGTCGGCGTCGTATCGAACTCGAATGAGGAAAGAGCAAGAGACCGTAATGGCCTGCCCACCAGCCGGGATATTGCCGCCCGTGAAAGTGATCAGTCCACTGGACTCGTTGTAGTGGACGCCGCTTGTCTTGGTGACGCCATTCACCTTCACCACAAGGCTGGAAACGATGGTGATGGGACGCTGGTAAGGCCGGTCGGTGTCGGAATAAGTTTTCTTGATCTGGAAAGCGGCGGTCGATCCGTCGCCAGTTCCAATGTTTTCGTCCGTCAGCGTGTTATCGAGCGGATCGCGAAGGGGGAAGGAATAGGCTGAACCGCGGCGCCCGAGGACGTGGGCGAGGAAGGAGCGGATTTCCGAAAGCGGCCGATTGTTCAGCTCGACGTCATAGCGCCAAAGCGCAATCTGCCAGTCCTGGTTTCGATCTTCATAACCGCCAGAAAGCTTTTGGATGGTGGTCTGGAAAGTTGGCCCCATCTTCATGTTCAGGGCAAACTTGTCATTGATGGCGACGGTATCGACCATTACGACCTCGCCGCCTGAAGCTGGAGTTCTTTATACATGTCGCGGGCGCGCTGCTTAGCGGTTTCAGCGCTTTCGCCGGCAGACGCGTAATAGTTCAGCGTGATGTCGGAACCCGGCTGTGCGACAGAGACTCTAGTGTCTGATGTGCCGTCGCTGGTGGTAGGCGCGAGATGATAGCTTCCAATCGGCCTTGCCGTCTGGATCATGGTATAGGAGCCGTGCTGTGGATCCCAGTTTGGTCCAAACAACCCCGATGGTTGGCTGATGTTGCCGGTGTTCAATCCTGCAGCAACCATTTGCGCGGTGATGGCGCTTAGAGCATCGACTTGCGACGAAACAGAGTTTCCCAGCGCGTCGATAGCTCCGATCTGCCTTTCAGTGTAGCCGCCGATATCGTTGCTTAGATCGCGGAAGTAGCCCCTGGTGTTCTGGTCCAATTCATCGACATTATCCGCCGTGTCGCGGGCGTAGCCGGCGGTATCCTTGGTGTTATCAGCGGTGTCGGCGTTGTACCTCACCACATTGACGCCAGAGCCGTTGGCGTTGGTCTGGACCGTTCTGCTCTGATCAGGCAGCGTGATCTGATTGGGATTGCCGCCGTAGCGGGTGACGTTGGGAAGCTGTGCTGGCGTTCTGTTGGCGAGCGTCCCCATGCTGTCCAAAAGCTGCTGAAAGGAACCAGCTGGATTGGCGATGGCCGCCTGAGCGGCAACGCTAGTCCGTCTCAACTCATCTTGAAGAGCCCTGAGTTCATCCTGTGCGCGATCAGTCGCAAGGCCCACCTCAAAGCCGGCAGCGGCCTCAATTTTGAGGTCATCAAGTCGCTTCTGAACTTCAGCTATATCGGCTTGGATTGCTTCAGTGCTGCGATGCGATCCTTCCGCAAGCTTATTTAAGCCATCCTGGATAAGGCCGGGACCGAAGATCTTGCCGAAATTTTGCAGGCTGGGATTGTTGATGAAATTGTCGATATCGGCCGAGGCATTGTTGATCTCTTTCGAGAAATCCGCAAAGCCCTGCGTCGCGCCGGTCAGGATAGGCGCCAGATTGATGAGCGCCTGGCTGAGCTGAGAGTTGATGACTGTGCTGAGCACGTCCAACTGATCGTCGAGCTTGCCGGCGCGCTGCAAAAGATCGTCAGGAATGATAATCCCGATCTCCTGCGCAGATTTCTTCATGGCATCGATCGACGCGCGCCCTTGGTCAAGGAACTGCGCCATCTGGACGCCGCCCTTGCCGAAGACAACTGCTGCAAGAGCCGCCTTCTGCGTTGCATCGGTGGTCTGGGCCAAGGCGTCGGAAACCAGCTTAAGCCGCTCCTCCTGATCCTTGGTGTTCAGGATGTTCTGGAGAAGCTGAGGATTGAGGGTTTTCAAACCGGCATAGAGAGCGCCGGCACCTTTTTCAGCCAAGCCAGCGTTCTTAGCGAAAATGCTCAGCGATGAGTTGAACGACTCCTGGCTAATGTTCGCTTGCTTCGCTGAGAAGGCAAGCGCCTGGTACGTATCCGTCCGCAGCCCGACAACACGCGAATTCGTCGCGATTTCATCGAAGTCGGAGATCGTCTGCTTAAGCTTGTCGAACGCGCCGCCGAGCGATGTCAGTGCGGTGAGACCGGCGCCTGCCGCCAACCCGCCAAGGAACGTCTTCAGCGTGCCGCCGATCTTGTTGACGCCCAACTCCACTGCTGCGACGCTTTTCGCCATACGCGCGCTTTGGGTCTCAACAGTTGTCGCGGCCGACTTGAAGCCGGTCGCGAACTTGGCCGCGTTGGTGCTAAGGTCGATCGAGATCGAACCGACTGTTGCAGCCATTAGTGGACCGTCCCGCCCATAGCTTGCGTCACGAATTTTGCCATGACCAATTGATCCTTGAGGGATTGCCGCTCGTTCTTTGGCTTTGGCTTCTTCAGAAGCTCGGCCTCAGACATGGGCAGTTTGTTCAATTTGACGCGAGAGAGGCGGAAGGAAGATGCGTAGAGCCCCGTGCGATAAGCCAGGATGCTCATTTCTTCATTCCGCTGGACGAGGGAGGTATTGAAGCACTGAATGATGGTGAAGGCCGTCATCTTCCAGAAGTCACGTTCCGAAACGCCGGCACGAACAGCGAGCGACAGGAGGAACCCCGTCAGGCTTTCGTGCCCTTCGTAGGGTTTTCCTTGGACTGCTCCTTTGCCTTCTTCTGGCTTTCGGCGGCCCAGGCCTCGTGATCCTTGCCGTAGCGAAACAGCGAGAATGCATCGAGACATTTCTTGCCAACACCTTCGAGCGGAAGCGGCATGTCGTAAGTCGTCACGACCTTGCCGGCAGCGTCACGCAAAGCTACGTTTAGGAAGGCTCTCAGATATTTCGCCGAGAGCACGGCAAGCCCGTAATTGAGCTTGTGGGCAAAGTCGAACTCGCCGAACTCGGTCTCCAGCCGCGCCATGCCGTCCATGTCGAGACGGATCGTATAACCAGTCCCGAACTCTTCCGCCCCGACTTCGGCGAGGAACTTGTTCGCCATCAGCTATTGCTCCAAGTCGGCGAAGACGAAAGGCTGATTTGACCCTGATACGTCACCATGCCTTCCTGGGTGTTGATTGTGAGCTGCGTGATGACGCCGCCGAACGAACAAACCGCATAGGTGGTCGGGGCGCCCGAGCCGGCATTGTCGGCCGCCGAGAAATCGGCCTTAAAGTTCCTGGACGTGCCGTCTGCGAATGCCTTCATGACGCCAGCTGCCGGGTTCTGAGACGTGTTGTCTGGGTCGAAGTGTCCCTCGAACGAGACGGTGGCCGCCTTGAAGCCCTGCTTGTATTCGCGAAAGCCAGAGGTGGACTGGAGGTGCGTGGCGTCCACCTGGTCAGCCTGCTGTTCAATGCTGAACGAGGTGGTGTTGCCGATTACGCTGAAGGATTCCGGGGAACCGGCATCACCCAGTTTGAGGGCGGCGCCGATCCCGGTAAAGCCGGTCGTTGCGGTCATAAGAGGCTCCATCTAATGGGATTGGCGCGCTTCACAGCGGGCCTAGTGCCTTGCCCAAGGGCATTTGGGCTCATCCCCGAATGGGGAATTTCAACGCCAGCGGACGGTGAAGGACATCACGCGGCGGTAAGTCGAAAGGTCGTCAGCGAAGTCGGTGAAATCGATAGGGTCTTTCTGGAATGATGCCTTCACAGGCGGCGAGTCCGACGAGGTGTAGAGCAGATCGCGGAGCGCTTCCTTCACGCGCTCGCCGAGTTCGACCGATGTTGAGGCACCCGTATTCCCGGCCGCGATGCAATGGATCTGCACCGTAGCCTCTGGATACTGCGACGCACCCTGAAGCGTGTATTCATCCGACTCCGAAGACATCGCAACGGCGATTGCAGGAAGGCTTTCGCCTTGAGGCAAGGGAAATGGCCTAACACGGGTCGAGACAACGCCTGTAACGCCAGGAGCAGCCAGCAGGGCCTTAATTGTGAGAGACGCGGCGCTTGTCATTCAATCAGGCTCGCTTGGATCTTCAGGAAGCGGCGCCGATCGATCTCGCGTGGCCGGCCGACGATGCGATAGGTCTTCCCTTCGAAAATCAGTTGATGGTCAGGCTCCAGACCCGACCGCCAGCGGATCGTGAAATAGAGGTCCATCTGCGCAAACTGGCGAGCCGATTCCTCAGCCTCTTTTGCTTGATGGAACTCCATCTTTGCCCAGACCGTGGCATAGGTTGCCCAAGTCGGCACGACCTCGTTATACTCGTTGGTTGAGGTGGTGGCGCTTTGCAACTGCACCTGTCTGTCGAGTTCACCGGCTGAAACCATGCTGATCGCTATCTATCTCGGCCTGAGTTTCATCATCGGGATAGCCGCACAGAACCATCGCGGTCGGCGCGGGATGCCTTGGTTTTTGCTGTCACTGATCACCACGCCGCTCATCGGCGGGTTGCTACTGCTGGCTTCGAAAGACTTGCGGACGACCCATGTCACTGCGACGGTCACGACGGACCAGCCGCGTTTTACCAATGGCCCCATCTTCGAAAAGACCTGTCCGCAATGCGCCGAACAGGTCAAGGTAGATGCCAAGATATGCCGGTTCTGCCGGCATGAGTTCTAGGCGCGCTTGCGGTTGATGCCTGCGGCTTCATGCATCGCGTCTGCAATGC